GACGCATATCAGATTTTTATATTAGACACAAGCGAAGGTGAAGTTTTGTTGTGGAAGCAATTTAATTCTACTATGCCCGTTACTCTTGAGTTTAATATAAATTTTTAATGAAATCACCCACACAATTTCTTGTCAAACCCAAAGGCAATCAAAGATATAGCAACACAAAACAATACGAGGGATTAAACTTAATTCTTGATACTTCTGAAGAGTCTGCATCTTTTTCTAATAGAGAAGCAATTGTTGTTGAGACGCCAATAATGTATGACGGTCCCGTTGAAAAGGGTGATATACTTTTGGTTCATCACAATGTCTTTAAGTTTTATAATGATATGTATGGCAAAAGACAAAGCGGTAAGAGTTATTTCAAAGACAACACATTTTTTGTGGATGAAACTCAATATTATATGTTTTATAAAAATAATGAGTGGAACGCTGTTGACCCTTTTTGTTTTGTTTCGCCTTTACCTGCAATTGAAACTTATATATATAAACCATTTTCAAATGAACCATTGATGGGTGTGATGGAATATCCTGCAGAATCTATAAAAAAACACGGGATAAAAAAAGGAGATATTGTTACCTTTATGCCCGACTCAGAATATGAATTTAAATTTAACAATAATAAATTGTATAGAATTAGAACTAGCAACATAGTGGCATATGAACCTCAAAGAAACTAAGCTTAAAATAATAAATGCAGGATACAGGGCTGTAGAGCAACTTATAAAAGTTGCAAAGGAAGATATAATCAAACCCGACCCCGATGATGAGTTGGCTGCAGATAGGTTGAAAAACGCTGCTGCCACAAAAAAATTATGTATCATGGATGCATTTGAAATATTAAATAAGATAGAAGCAGAAAAAGAAGCTTTAGAAATTGTAAACGAACCTTCTAATTCTAAGCAAGGTTTTGCAGAAAGAAACTCTAAATGATAAAAGAATTAAAAAATTATATACCAAAATCAGTTCTTGTAAACAAAAACAGGGCTAGAACATGGTTGTATGGATATAATTTAAAATATGATTTGGTTATCATTTCAAAGACAGGTCAAATAGGAAGGGTGATAGAAATATCAAATGTCCGAATTGGATTACCAAAAGCTCCAAAAGAAATACACAAAAGACATGAAAAAAAATATGAGCAGTATTGGGAAAGAAGGAAAACCCCAAAACAATTAGACAAAATTCGTTCTATATTTCAATGGAATGAAATGCCAAGAGATTTCAAAAATCGTTGGGTTGATTATATAGAAAAAGAATTTGAATATCGTGATGAAGGTTATTGGTTCTATAATAATGGAAAGCCGACATACATAACAGGTTCTCATTATATGTATTTACAATGGACAAAGATTGATGTGGGATATCCTGATTTTAGAGAAGCCAATCGGGCTTTGTATTTATTTTGGGAGGCGTGTAAGGCAGACTCAAGAAGTTATGGAATGATATATTTAAAAATCAGAAGGTCAGGCTTTTCATATATGAGTTCTTCAGAGTGTGTTAACAAAGCTACAATATCAAAAGATTCAAGAATAGGAATACTTTCCAAAACAGGAGCAGATGCAAAAAAAATGTTTACTGATAAAGTAGTTCCTATATCAAACAGTCTTCCGTTCTTTTTCAAACCTATTCAAGACGGAATGGACAAACCCAAATCTGAACTAGCATATAGAGTTCCTGCTTCAAAAATTACCAAGAAAAATATGCACGAGGTTTTTGAGGATGATTTAGAAGGTTTGGATACCACGATTGATTGGAAAAATACTGATGACAACTCTTATGACGGGGAAAAACTTTTACTGCTTGTACATGATGAAAGTGGTAAATGGATAAAACCCAACAACATTCTAAACAATTGGGGTGTTACAAAAACCTGTTTAAGATTGGGTAGCAAAATTATTGGTAAGTGTATGATGGGCTCAACTTCTAATTCATTAGAAAAGGGTGGAGATAATTTTAAAAAACTTTTTGAAAGTTCCGATGTTTTAAATAGAAATGCCAATGGTCAAACCAAAAGCGGATTGTATTCTTTATTCATACCAATGGAATGGAACATGGAGGGTTTTATAGATATATACGGACAGCCTGTGTTAGAAAAACCAAAAGTAGAAATACAAGGAGTTGATGGTGACTATATATATACAGGGAGTATAGATTATTGGAAAGCTGAAGTAGATTCTTTAAAGAATGATGCAGATGCCTTGAATGAATTTTACAGGCAGTTTCCTCGAACTGAAGCTCATGCTTTTAGAGATGAAAGCAAATCATCAATATTCAACCTAAGTAAAATATATCAACAGATAGATTTCAATGATTCATATATAAGAGAACATAACATAACTCAAGGGAAGTTTGTTTGGCAAGACGGAATCAAAGACACCAAGGCTGTTTGGATACCTACAAAGAAAGGTAGGTTTCACATATCTTGGTTACCGGCTGTGCATATTCAAAACAATTTTACAGAACGAAACGGTCTTAAATACCCCGGCAACGAACACTTAGGTGTGTTTGGATGCGACTCCTATGATATTAGTGGGGTAGTTGGAGGTGGAGGTTCTAATGGTGCTTTACATGGTTTGACTAAATTTTCAATGGACGAAGCACCAAGTAATGAGTTTTTTCTTGAATACATAGCTCGTCCACAAACAGCAGAGTTATTTTTTGAAGATGTTTTGATGGCTTGTGTGTTTTATGGTATGCCGATACTTATAGAAAACAACAAACCTAGATTGCTATATCATTTTAAAAATAGAGGATATAGAAAATTTTGTTTAAATAGACCCGACAAACATTCAACAAAACTATCAAAGGCAGAAAAAGAATTAGGCGGTATACCTAACACAAGCGAAGAAGTAAAACAAGCTCATGCCGCAGCAATAGAATCTTATATAGAAAAACATATAGGATTAGACACAGAAGAAGTATTTAGACCTAGTGACGAAATGGGAACGATGCCTTTTAATCGCACTCTTTTGGATTGGGCTAAATTTGATATAAATAATAGAACCCGTTATGATGCCTCTATAAGTTCAGGTTTAGCTATTATGGCTAATCAAAAGCATTTATATACACCTCAAAAAAAAGAGTCAAAAATAAAGATTAACTTTGCAAGGTATACTAACACGGGTATAAAAAGCGAATTAATTAGATGAAGGATGTAAAAATAGATATTAAGTCCGCAGCTTTCCCTGACCAATTTGTTTCAGACGCTGAAAAAGCAACAGATGAATACGGATTAAAAATAGGACAAGCCATACAATATGAATGGTTTCGTAGGGATGGAATGAGCTGTAGGTTCTACGACCAATTTAGACAGTTTCATAGACTGCGTTTATATGCAAGAGGAGAACAGTCAATCAAGAAGTATAAAGATGAATTGGCTATAGATGGTGATTTGTCTTATCTAAATTTAGATTGGACTCCTGTTCCTGTAATACCAAAGTTTGTTGATATAGTTGTAAACGGAATGTCAGATAGACTTTTCAAGGTAAACGCCTACGCACAAGACGCAATGTCTCAAGCCAAAAGAAGTAAGTATCAAGACATGGTAGAAGCTCAGATGGTTTCTAAAGATTTCTTGCAACAAATAAAAGACAACTCTAGTGTTGACCCCTTCACAGTTTCTCCCGAAGAGCTTCCTAATAGTGATGAGGAGTTATCCCTATATATGCAACTTAATTACAAACCTTCAATAGAGATTGCTGAAGAGGAGGCTATTAATACTTTGTTTGAGGAAAACCATTATATTGATTTAAGAAAAAGAATAGATTACGATATTACAGTATTAGGTATAGGTGTAGCAAAGCATGAGTTCTTACCGGGCTCAGGTGTTGAGATAAGTTATGTTGACCCGGCTAACATAGTCTATAGTTATACTGAAGACCCACATTTTAAAGATTGCTTTTATTGGGGAGAAGTAAAAACACTACCTATGACTGAGCTTTTAAAAATAGACCCTTCTCTAACCAACGAACAACTAGAGGAAATAAGCAAGTACAGTCAAAATTGGTATGACTACTTTAATGTAGCTCAGTATTATGAAAATGATATGTTCTACAGAGATACTTGTACATTACTGTATTTTAATTACAAGTCCACCAATAAAATTGTATATAAGAAAAAAATATTAGAAACAGGAGGAAGTAAAGTAATAGAAAAAGATGACCAATTTAATCCACCGGATGCAGCAATGGACGAGGGAAGGTTTGAGAAAATAGAAAAAACAATTGATGTATGGTATGATGGAGTAATGGTTATGGGAACTAACATCCTTTTAAAATGGGAGTTGGCTCATAATATGGTGAGACCAAAGTCAGCAAGTCAACACGCTATACCAAATTATGTAGCTGTAGCACCGAGAATGTATAAAGGAGTTGTTGAATCTTTAGTAAGAAGAATGATACCTTTTGCAGATTTAATACAACTTACTCATTTAAAACTGCAGCAAGTAATCGCTAAAGTGGTACCTGATGGTGTATTTATAGATGCTGATGGATTAAATGAGGTAGATTTAGGGACGGGCAATGCATATAATCCTGAAGATGCTTTGCGTTTGTATTTTCAAACAGGTAGTGTCATTGGAAGGAGTTACACGCAAGATGGAGACTTTAATCAAGCAAGAGTCCCTATCAAAGAGATAAACACTAACTCCGGTGCAAGTAAAACTCAAATGCTTATTGCAAATTATAATCATTACTTGAACATGATTAGAACAGTAACAGGTTTAAATGAAGCTAGAGATGGAAGTACGCCTGACCCTAACTCATTGGTTGGCTTACAAAAACTTGCAGCATTAAATTCAAATGTAGCAACTCGTCATATTCTTGATGGTGCTCTCTATATATATAGAACATTATCTGAAGCATTGACTTACAGGGTTGCTGATATATTAGAGTATTCAGACTTTAAAGATGATTTTGTAAATAAAATCGGTAAATATAATGTAAGCTTGTTGAATGATATATCTGATTTATATATATATGATTTTGGAATATTTATAGAAGTCGCACCGGATGAAGAGCAAAAAGCACAGCTTGAGCAGAATATTCAAATGGCATTATCGAAGCAAGATATTAATTTAGAAGACGCTATAGATATCAGAGAGCTTAAAAATATCAAACTTGCCAATCAATTATTAAAATTGAAAAGAAAGCAGAAGGAGGAAAAGCAACAGAAAATGGAAATGCAAAAACAACAGCAACAAGCTCAACTCAATATGCAGTCTCAGCAGATGGCAGCACAAGCTGCAATGCAAAAACAACAAATGGAACTTCAAGGAAAGATGCAACTTAAACAGGCAGAGGTTGCGTTTGAAATAGAAAAGATGAAAAATGAAGCTCAGTTGAAATCTCAATTGATGGCTGAAGAGTTTAGCTATAATCAGCAGTTAAGAGGAATGTCAGAACAAGCCTTGGCATTTAGGGAAGGTGCAAGAGAAGAGGCAAAGAAGCAAAGAATATCGCAACAAAATACAGAGCAGTCAAGATTAATTAATCAAAGAAAAAACAATCTTCCTCCTCAAAACTTTGAGTCTAATGAAGATAGTTTAGATGGTTTTGACTTGGCTGAATTTGACCCAAGATAGCTGAAAAAAATTCATAAAAATATTTATTAACTTTGTGTAAAATTTAATTCAATGGATATAAAAGTAAAAGACATTGGGGTAAAGGAAGAAAAGTCTTTGTCTCAAAAAGAAGAAGAAGTAATTAATAATGCTTCAGAAAATGTTAAAGAAACAAGTGCTCCCGTGGAGCAAGTGGATACAAGCAATGAGAGTACCACCCCCACACAAGAGCAAGAAAGTGTACAGCCGGAAAGCGAAGCACAAGAAGAGATAACTCAGTCCTCAGAGTTGAGTGAGGAAGATGTTCTTAAATTTATTAAGAATACTTATAACAAAGATGTCAGTTCAGTAAATGATTTGTTTACTGAAAAAGAGAAACCACAGGAATTACCTGAAGATGTTTCAGCATTTTTGGAATACAGAAAAAAGACAGGTCGTGGATTTGAAGACTATGTTAAATTAAACAGAAACTTCAAAGAAATGGATGAAACGCAGCTTCTGCGAGAATATTACCAAGCAACTGAAGAAGATTTAGATGCTGAAGATATTCAATACATGATGGAAGACTTTGCTTACGATAGCGAGGTTGACGAAGAGAATGTAATTAAAAAGAAGAAGTTAGCGTTTAAAAAAGAGATTGGTAAAGCTCGTAAGTTTTTCGAAGAGCAAAAGGAAATGTATAAGGAGCCCCTTGAGTCAAGTACGGCAACTTTTTCCAAAGAGCAGGAAGAACAACTTGAAGCCTATAACCAATATGTTAAGGATGCTCAAACCTATGAAGAAGAATTTAAAAGGAAGCGAGATTGGTTTTTAAAAAAAACCGATGAGGTTTTCGACACAGAGTTCAAAGGTTTTGACTTTAAAGTTGGAGAAGACAAAGTA